GCTATAACTGAGCCGGCTTTGGCAGTGACGAGGCTTATATCGTGTTCGGACATCTCAACACCTTAGGTGATAATTTTGTTACCTGCACTGACTGGCTGAATACCAGTGGTGGTCTGAATGTAATGATTTTTAACATCGTTCTGTGTGAGTGCGTGCAGCATGACATGCTGTTTTTCCAGAGTCATGGCATCTTCCAGGTCACAGGTAAACAAGCTCTGAATCAGCCCCAGTCCCCGGGCGCTGGGCATGGCCGTGGTGGGTTTGGAAATAACATAATTATTGTCATTGATTTCCACAATCTTGGCTACAATTTCGTCCCCGTTGACCAATTTAAAACTCACGATGTCGTCTTTTGAATATCCTGATTTATTGATTAGCATGATTTTCCGTTTAAGCTGTTAATTTTGACTGCAACTCGTCATCTGACAGTGCAGATAATCCCTTGTAACCACCTTCCACAAATACCTGGCCATCCTTGTAAATCTGTGGCACAGTTCGATGGCCCTGATCCACCAGCCAGGCTCGAGCGTTCAAATCCAGGTCCACATTTACTGTTTCAAATTCAATACCCTTGGTAGTCAGCAGATGTTTGGTTTGATCGCAATAGGGACAATTCTTTTTTGTATATACAATTAGCATGTTTTATCCTTGTGGTTGAGCATAGGTTTGTGCGAAAATATCTTTTTTAATTACCCCGTAATCACCAGGGCCGTGTCTTACTATGTAGTCGTTTCCTGTAGTGTATTCCAAAGTTTCTCCCCAAGATGTTTTTACACTACCGTCATGATCTGCCAATTTGGCTAGTTTCACAATTTTTTTAGGATAGCAAATACCGTTACCTTCGTCGTCTTTGAGTTCAGAAAACTTTTCTGGAGGAATACTGTATTTTTCACCCTTGGGCCCAGTAAGTATATAAAAACCTTTTTTATAACTTTGAGGACCTTCCAGAGTTTGTAAAGTGCCGTCTTGCTGTGCTATTTCATATTTTTCAGGATTGGGCTTTTTGTATGTTTGAAAACTTCCATCACGAAACCATGGTTCTGTGATGCCTTGTTCTTCCACTAGATTAATTAAATTTCTCATATTTTTTCTCTTATAAATTTGGCAGTTCATCGTAATTGATGGCATCAGACATGACACCAATCACGTAGTTGGTGCTTTCATTTTCCTGCAGGGCTGTCTGCTTCTTGCTGGTGTCTGAATGTTTGTTGAACCAGGGGATGGGTGTGGTTTTGGGTGCTGCACTCTGATATTTGACGCCAATTTCTTTCAGCGCCGCTGCTGCAGTGTAGTCCACAAAATCCTTGAGAATGTTGGCATTCAGACCAATCACTGGTCCCAGTTTAAACAGATAGTCAGCCCAGGCTTTTTCTTCACGTATGACATCCATGTACATATTATACACTTCTTGTTCACATTCCACACGAGCTTTGGCAAATCTGGGGTCTTCTTTGACCACCTGATTGATGATCCAGGCGGTCCATTCTTTGTGCAGAATTTCGTCCTGCAGGATCAGGCTGATAATATTGCCGTTGCCAATGAAGATTTTATTTTCCACCATGGCCAGACTGGTGGCAAAGCTGACCATGAATCTGAATGCTTCCAGAGCATATGACGCATTCAGTGCCAACCATATGGCCCGGACATGGTCCGATTCATCCACTGATTGTCCCATTTCCTTCTGACAATTGATTGCGTGTAGTGCGTCGTAATATTCACCCACACTGGACGCCATGTCAACAATTTCTTTGGTATCGTGAATCTTGTTGAATTCTTCCTTGGGCACGTTATAGATATTACGAATGATATGACTGTAGGATTTAGAATGTATTGCTGTCTCAAAAAACCCCCAATTATACATTAATGCTTCTAATTCAGGAATTGAAACCACAGGTATAAAAACCTGGGTAGGCCCTCTACCTTGCAAGCTATCTAATGCAGTTTGTCTCAGCAAGTTACTGGTAAAGATATGTTTAACAGTGGTACTGGCATCTTTAAAGTCGCTGGCATCTTTGGTCAAAGATATTTCTTCAGGTACCCAAAAGAATCCTCTTGCGGTACTTTCAAATTTTTGAAGTTTATTGTATTTTACTTCCTCAAACCTCTGTACTGTTACAGGCCCCGCGGGATCCAAAAACATTTTTCTATTTAGATAATCTGTTGGCTTAGACAAATCATATTGAGCTTTTGACATATTTTACCCTTTATAGTTTGCACGATAAACAATCTTCGTCATTTTCATCATAGTCCACTGGTGCTAACGGCGCTAGTGCTTCCTCGTCAACGACTTTAGCTCCTTGCTTATTAATAAGTGAGTAATAAAAAGTTTTCAACCCCCAGGCACAGGCCTGCATCAAATTCTTGGCAATCAGTGTGGTTGGCACCTTGCGGTCTGCGAAATGTGCAGGGTTGTAAAAAGTATTGGTGCTGATGCTCTGATCCACATATGCTGCCAACACAGCAGCCGTCTTGAGATAGCCCACGCAATCCCGCTGATCCCACATCAATTGGTACCGGTTCCGGAGTTTCTGATATTCTGGAACCACCTGTATAAAACTGCCGGCCTTGCTTTCTTTGACAGTGATCAGACTCATGGGCATTTCAATACCATTGGTTGAGTTAATGACCACACTGCTGGATTCCACTGGAGCGATGGCCATCAGGGTGGCATTGCGAACACCGTGACTACGCATGTCACTACGTAGTTGTTCCCAGTCCAGTTCTGGAGTAAAGTCTGCCAGCTCATTGACTGCCTGAGCTCTCAATTCCCAGGGGAATATGCCCTGACCATATCTGGTTCGATCACTGTCCCGACACTTGCCACGTTCTTTGGCCAGCTCAACAGTGGCCTCGGTCAGATAGAAAGACTGATGCTCCATCCAGGTCTTGACCTCCTGTAGAGCATCACTTTCGCCGTAACGTAGGCTCCGTTTGGCGTGCCAGTAGGCCAAGTTTGTCACGCCAATGCCCAAGGGTTGAATCTCCTCATTGCTGAGTCGACTCTGAACACTTAGGAAATCCTGGTAGTCCAAAATATTACACAGACTGCGTTGGAGTATACGGCAAGCTCTACGCATATCTTCAGGATTACGGAATGCTCCCCAATTTATACTGCCTAGGGTACAGAGAGCAATTCTGCCGGTTTCGTCATCCAACCGCCGAAACGGTTTGGTGGGCAGTAAAATCTCACAATTATGAACTAATATGTTATCGGCAAAGAAACATTCTGTTTTGGGAACAGATAAATCATATACCTCGGTCGGTTTTACTTTAATTTTTTTAATCTTAATCATATTTTTATTTTTCCCAATACATAATCTAGATTATGTTTACAAAATTCTTCTTCGTTTGTAACTCTTACATTTTGAACGCCGTTATTGTACCAACGATGTTTTTTTGAGTGTTCTGCCGCAATTTTTCGTTGTTCTGCGCTCCTGTGGTATGGATTATATTTGATGTTTAGATTCAAGTTCTTATTCGTTTCGTTTATTAGATTTTCTAAAGATCCAAACTTTTTGCTTACCCACGCCAATGAAATTTTCTTAAACTCTACGAATTCTTTTTTCATATTATCTCGCAATAAGTGTGACTTCAAGTGGCCCTCTTGACAAGATTCGGATACGCATTTCCACATTCTTTCTCTTCGATCCTGAGTTAATTCCTTAAAGTTAGTATTTTTAGAACCAGACATGTCTCTTGCAGACTTCCCAGGAATTCCTTTACTATGATGGACCCATTCCCCCGATAAAACTTTGGGGTGATCCACGGAAACTGATCCTATTTTTTCTCTAGTTACAGCGTCAACAACAGGCATCTTTCCTCTTCTTGCTCTACCGATGCTTTCATTACCTAATATTCTTAGATATTCCATTTCTTGTAAAAACTGTTTGTCAACTTCTGATAGATTAATTTGTCGTTTATGATTGCCGGTTGCTTTTACAAAAAAGAATTGCAGGGCAGAACCAGCAGAGTATTCATACCTTGTTCCTTTGTAAATTTCGTAAAGGTAATAATGAGCCATCAAATGCTCAGAAAAAGTCAATAAAATTAAATTTTCTTTGCCGTTTGGATTACCATCTAAATGTCCTTTTGGACCTGTTCTTTTACGATTCTTATACAAGAAATCGGGAACAATATGGTGTTGTTCATAATAAGTTCCTTGATTTTTCATTCTTTTTTCTTTTCTTGCATTATCGATTATATTCTTATAAAGTTTTTTATACATATGAATTTCTCCGTATGTATTTATACTCGGTAATCAAATTTCAACGCATAACTCGTCAGTTTCTACCAATTCATCTGCACGGACATATCCTCTGTTTTTGGTAAAAACCAGATGATCACCAGTACATCTTAACACATTACCGTGCTCATCCTCGATTTCGTATAGTTCCGTGACCGTTTTTGTCTTAATAGCAGCAGAAACACTTTCCCAAGAAACTTCTCCATTCTTGAAACTTTTAATTTTAGAGTTACTTAGCCCGCCAAGTTCAAATCTTTCTACTGCACTAGCAACAGACATTTGTTCTGTATTGCCGTCTTCGTGCAAGAAAGTTACTTGTGTTTCACCGGTCACACAACACAGATTACTCTGATAGATGGTGTGGTATTCGGGATCAAATGGGCCCTGGTTCATGACATTGTCGATGAACACCAGATAGATGCGACCAGTGTCTGTGCGTTCTTTAAGGATACCACCCTTGAATACTTCTTCAGCACTCATGGTTTTTTTGCGCAGATCACGGCGCCGTTCATACTTGACATAAAGTTCTTCAAACTTCTGCGTGTTGGTATAAAATGCCTCATACAGATCTGGAACTTCATTGGGGTCAAAGAAGGTGATGTTTTCTTTGTTCCTGAATCGACGCCAAAAGAATGCACTCAACACCACACCATAGTCCATGTGTCTGACGCGAGTTTCTTCTGTGCCCTGATTGTTTTTCAGCACAATCAGATCATCAAACTGCAGATGCCAGATGGGGTAAAACACTGTGGCACTGGCATTGCGGATGCCGCCCTGACTGCAACTGCGCAGATCAGCAAACCATTTCTTCAGAAAGGGCAGCATGCCAGTGTGCATGATTTCACCACCTCTGATGGGACTACCCAGGGGTCGGAGTCTGCCAATTTCTAAACCAATGCCAGCGCGTTTGCTGGCATACTTGGCCATCATCTCTCCGCTAGCAAAAATACTATCGAGATCATCATCGCTACGAATGAGAACACAACTACTGAATTGCTTAGTGGGAGTGCCAAGGCCAGCAAGAACAGGAGTAGCCAGAGTAAACAAACCGTCACTAGATGCATTATAATATTCCTTGATGTATTTTAGTCGTTGGTTGGGATTTTCTGCATGGAACACAGTGGCAGCAGCCACCATGTAACGAATCTGCGGTGTTTCATAAATGGCCTTGGTGGCTCGATTGCGTACCAGATATTTTTCAATCAATTGCTCGATTGCTGCATAACTGTATTCTTCGTCTTTGGCATGATCCAGCAGATCATTCATGCGATTCCATTCGTCTTCAGTGTACCATTCCAGAAGTTCTGAAGTATACAAACCAACTGACACATTGCGTTTGACAATTTCATACAGATGTGGTGGCTCATAGCTGCCGTAGACGTCTTTGCGCAACATGCTCAGACGCTGCTTGCCTGCCACATACTGATAATTTGTGTTTCCAATGTCGGGGTTTTGTTCAACATCGATCAAATCCACAATGGCACGCAGAGTAATTTCATCAATCTCTCGGGTAGTGATGCCATCATAGAAATGCGGCTGTGCTTTGATTTCTATCATACTCTGACTTACGTCAGCAATTCCCGCACACACTTTGGATATCTGCGCCTGCCATTTGTCGATGGCCAATGGTACGCTTGCACCACCACGTTTGATGACTTGAATATTACTCAATTCGAAAACCTCTTTAAAAATTTATTTACTGATTTGATTCAGACACTAATCTGTTTAGTTTACATTAAACTTCAGATGATTGCAATGATGTGGCAATATTTTGATCAAATAAATGATCTGACTGTCAACTTTAAATCAGCTGAGGATCCGACTGATGTGGTGGAGTAAGTTAATGTTACATTCCTGTCAGATGTATTCCCAACATACCCCAATGTTATTTGAACATCTCCAGTTTCGCTGTAGTCATCCTCAAAAACTACATTTGTGCCGGCATTGTGAGTAGCGCGAATAGTACCAATCCGATATACATTGCCTCTCTGAATCTTATAATCCATTATTGTTGAGTTCAAGGTTTCCGATAGAATAGTACCAATGATGCCTTGGGTATTGTCAGTCAAGGACAAAAACACCCCTGGATAATCCTGAACTGACCCAAATGTGGTGGCCACGGTTGGCAAGGCTGTAACCCTGTCATCGGCAAAAGAAACTACTGAATTTTCAAAAAACGATTGATCAAATATATCACCAATACTGTAATTATTGGTTGAAGAAAAGACGATGACCGGACTTGTGACATTACCGCTGTCAACCACTAGCCCATCTGACTTTCCCACAGTTTTAAAATAATTGAATGAACTGGTTATAAAACTCAGTCCATCAGCCTTTATTGCATTGAATGCAATATTGTCAAATAACGAACCCAATATTTTAATACCTTTGGGATATATTTGATCTGATTGTGATGCCGCAGTAGATATCCCAGTATAAAGTGTATCAAAACGACAATCATCCACCAATACGTTGCTTACATCTCCCATTAGTTTCAATCCATAATTAATACCGTAAAACTCACAATGAGTAAATGTAATTCGTTTAGATGGGGCAACAACATTAGTAATTTTGACACTAGAAATATCCAAATCGTTAACTGGGTTATTCACTGATCCTTGGAATCTCACATGCTCAAAATATATATCCTCGCAGCTTTCCAACAATGCAATGTCATTGGATTGATCTGTCCGCAATGTTAGATTTTTAAAAATAATTTGAAATGGGGTATCTGATGTGGTGGTATCTATATCGGCGCCCACTGTGCCACGACTACTACGCAGACGAATTACACTGGTGTCACCACCAATTTGCCGAATAAATGTTGACTTGGTACCTTCACCCTCTATGCTGGCATAGGGAGGGATAGTCAAAGTACTTGAAATTTTCCAGACACCAGCAGGTATGCGCAATATACGACGAACTCCTACAGTATTATAATAATCCTGAGGAAATATCTGATCTATCGCCCGCTGCAGTGCCTCAGTGTAATCATCACCGGCAATATCCTCAGGACGAATAAAGTCCCGAAAATTTATAAAATCATCAAATTTATCCTGCAATGAACGAGTCACAGGCAAATTAGCGGTCGGTCCGGTTTGACTGGTGTATCCTGATTCTGCTCCTTTGAATGTGTAGGATTTGATTACCGATAGAACGTCTCTACCAGCAGTAAGAATCTCAGTGTTACCAATTTGCGGGGCACCTTCGACCAGTGTGCCGTTACCAATCCATAGACGCTGCGTGTCCACGCTCCAGCCAAATTCGCCACTGGCTAATTGTGGCAAGTCCTCTTGAAGACCTCGACGCACCTGTATCTTGCTGATTTGTATCACTGCCATTTTTGTAACCCTGGTTTATAATGTGGTATTTATACAAAGTTACTTCGGTACAACAACATAATCATTACCCCCCAAGACGATTTTTTAAGGAATATTCTATATTATCTGTAAAAATTACACTTCTTGACCAATGATAATTATGCAATCTCTGTGCATAAGTACTATGCCAAATGTCATCAATATTTTCTGAAATCATATTTAGAGATTTTATAAACATATCGATCTTGGATCTCAAGGATATCTCTGGAAGATTTACGTTAGGAATTATCTCATCAAACGTTTCAAAGCCCATATCCTTTATGTAGTCAGTTAACCCATCCCCACCCCATATCATAGGAAGCTGTCCTGACAAGAAGGGCAGGACACTTTTTTCTGTAATATTGGGATGAGGATATCCAGACTCTCCGAAAATGTTAACATAACATTTTTTAAACGAGGAATTGGTCAACAATCCCAGCTGAATTTGATTATAGATCTTATCAGTGGGGTCTGCTAGATGCTCTCCCAGCGACACAAATCTTTCTAGTTGCTGTGATTCAGTATTGGTCAGATAATGATTAACACTTTGATCAAAAAAACATTTATGGATATGCCGAACAGTCTCGTCGATCTTGTGTTCGCTTAACGAGGGGAAATTATACAAAAAGTTATCAAAAAAAGTTTGCTGTGACAGCATAACAAAAGCAACCAGTCTGTCCCAATGCGGCGTAAACAACAAAAAACTAGCCAGATTAGTTCTTAGGGAACCGATGTCCACTTGTCTGTCAGCGTTTCTGGTATCAATGCAGGTATTAATCAGCCATACGGGGTGAAAAATTGAATTGGGATGATCAAATTTAAAATTACTAGTAATGTAAATCCAGGGTTTAGAAACATTTAATCGTTCTATTCGTTGAATTACATAATTATCTTCAAACTCTCGATCACAAATTCTTATCCCCCCATTGGGGTTTTGTATAATATTGAATTTAGATTCAAGAAACTTGGTAAATTGTTCCGAACAATTATTAATAATCATATCACCGTGATTTCTGTGATATCTAGCTAGCTGAGTACCAAATACTACAATATCACAATCTTTTTTAATTTGATTGAGTATATTATCATCGGTAAATATATCAAAAAACTCAGTGTCAATATAACTAATTTTTTTATTCGTCAGTCGACTTAAATGTCGGATATAAAAATCTGAGCTTGACATTTAGTTATTGGTCAAAATAGCTCTTAACTTCTTTAATGTTATCACCCATTTTTTCTGCAATTTTGTTTTTTAAAATGAACCTATTGAAGCCAGCATCCCGTATGATAATTGCTCGACGACCTATTTCTTCCAGTGGCAAATTGTCGATTCTGCATTTCTTAAAGTCATCTTCCAGGCTCCAGACGAATCGATGGTGTTCAATTAATGCCAGTATTAACTCATCTGAAACATCAATATCAGCGTCCTGCATTTCTCGTTGGTAAAACTGCAGTTCCTCGAAATTTTCTCCGTGGGTATTTTGAGATTTAACTACTGCTACGGCGTATCTGTCTACTAACTCAATAATTGGAAATTTCATAATAGATATTTAGTCGAGTTTGTAATACTGTTCAATTCTGTCAAACCAACGATTTTTCCAGATTTCCCAATCTGCGCCCTCAACTGTCCAGGTCTGAAACTCGTAATTCTGACTGCACATTAAGATCACACCTTGTTTGATGTCAGTGCCGTAGGTTTCGTTATGTGCCACTGCGTAGGCACAAAGTTGCAGAAAGTAGTCTTCAATCCATTCGGTCCGTTTGGGCTTGTTGGTTTGTTTGTAATCGATGATACTGGGCTGCCCGTTGTATATGCCACAAGCATCAGTGGTGCCTGCATACAGTCCGCTGACATAAAGTGGAACCTCAATGCCCCACATTTCATCGACATTTCTCAAACCATTTTCCACAATAACATTAGCCATTTTATGACTCTGTTGACTGTTGGGGTTGGTGCCGGGTTGACCCATGTCCCGATTGTTTTTCACATAATCTTCCAGCCATTTGTGCATTCTGGTGCCGCGACTGGCTGCTTCTGTGGTGATTTCCTGCGCCCGCTTTTCTCCCACCGACTTGCGCCAGTTCAGCAGGGCTTGTTTCTTTTCTTCAGGTTTGGTTTTATCTAAAATAGTGGTCACACTGGGAACTCTGCTGCCATCTGACAAGCAGTAGTGCCTTTTGCCATCAACAGTTTCTCTGCTGATATTTTTATAATCGTAACGATTAACTAGCATTATTGACGATTTCTTTATATTGTTGGATCATCTGATCAGCTATATCCTGATGAATCATCGGTGACCAGTGCTGGCAATCTCTGGCAGTGTGCACTTGCTCGGGAGTATATTTTTTTCTCATGAACCCTTGTGTGACATCGTCATTATCTAGTGACACTACCTTAAAACTGTAAAGTTGTTTTAACAATTCAACAATTAATTTATTTTTACAGTATAAATTATAGCATTGTATATCAGAGTATAGATCAATAATGTCCCGAGATTGCTCAACTAAAAGTTCAGACTTAACTGATACGTATTGCCTATTCTGATAATACTTTTCGAATCTGGCGGGAGACGGCCAAAAAATAAACACCACAGTGGGATGTATGTAATCAATGGAATTGGTCAACAATCTCGCCACTGTGTCGCTACTACCGCCACCGATTCCCAAATTGTAACAGTTATATTCGGTCTTATCAAAAATTTGACTGACATAATGCACCCAACCCTCTGTTTCTCTGAGACCAACACCCATGGTGTGACTGCATCCCAAAAATAAAACATTCTTCTTATTGGAATTTAATTCAAATTCTCGGGTTCTGAATCCGTGAGAGTTGAAATCATAAATTATGGAATCTTCAGTGTAATTTGGGGGTTGATTTTTAATAAAATTTTTGTAGGAGTCCATCCCCAACCACTTGTCTTTTTTTGATTTGGGTTGATGCATACCATCCAGGATACTCCCAATCTTCCATTGGTTTACTAACGTATCTTTATTCATACAGTAAAACTTTCTCCGCATCCGCAGCGAGCACTTTCGTTGGGATTACTGAACTCAAATCCTTCGGTAAGACCTTTTTTTACCCAATCCATGGTCAGACCATTGAGGTACACTAAACTTTTGGTATCGGTCCAGACACCAATGCCCTGATTATCATATCTGATATGATCTTGATCTGTGATCAGTTCGTCCACATATTCCAGTGTATAAGCCAGCCCACTGCACCCGGTGGTTTTTACTCCAATCATGATACCAATACCCTTGCCACGTTTGGTCAACATTTCTTTTACTTTAGCAACTGCCAGGTCAGTTAGGATTATCATGTGTAGGCGTGATCATCAAAAAAATAAACCTGATTCCAGGGGTAATTAATTATAAGTTGTTTTAACTTGCTGTCAATATTTAATTCCGACAAGTATTTAACTAACAATTTAGTTTTCATCCAACGGTATGCTGGGTGATGATTAACACAAGCACTTATAATATCTGGCGTATCATCAAAATTTATAGTATAAAAAAAATTATCGTTGGACCAATTGTTTGTTAAATTATTGTTAAGTCTCTGGTAGTGCTCTGATTGCAAAAAATCGTCAACCATATACTCAATGGGCCAGTCTGGATACGTATCTTGTGTTCTGGACTTCATACCACATAACATGGTGTAAAAGTGAGATACTATGGTCATCTTGACAAAATCTTCACGAGTAAAACTAACACAGCTTTCTGCGAAAAGTCCTCGAAAAAAATCATTCTGTTCTTTTGCCAATAAATCTCCCATGAATCTTTTGCTACGACTATATGTAAATTTAAACTTTTCCTGATATGTCAGGTCCATCATCGCTGGAGTCGACGCAAGCAATTCATTAATAAAAATATACAAAATCGTATTCTTTTTTGAAACTGTTGACAATGTTTGTCGCCATGTGGTCACTGTCTGACCAGGCAGGCCCTGAATTAACTGAATCTGACAGGGAATATTTGGATATGCTTTCTGCAAATCATCAATTACTTCACAATGCCCCTGCCAGGAAATGTCTGGTCGATCAATATTTTTTAAAATCTCAGGATCGATATCCTGACAAGCAATATTAAATCCCTGATTGACCAATTTTCCCTTGGCCATGATATGAAAAATTTTAAGGTTATTTTTTTGTTTGAGTTTGCTGAAATTTCCCATGATTCTCAGCGGGGATTTTTCTTCTAGGTTTCGTTTAGCAAAATACTCCAGTAACGCAATGTCTTCTTCATACTGTCCGGTGTTGGCATCTGACAAATATATTAATTTAACCCCAATATCAAAGAATAGATCAATCTCTTCTTCAAAAGATTCTTCACGTCTACTGACTTTGTTGCCTAACCCACTATTCCAATCACAAAAGGTACAAGAATAAGGGCACCCGCGAGTTACTTCATAGGGAAAATTAATTTGGTATCCTGCTTCTTTTATGTTAAATGCCATTCGCTTAACGATTTCGGAATTGTGAACGAATGGGCTTTTTGATATCATTTTAACATATCTGTAAGGTGCAAGAACTACATTTCGGTCTTGGTCTGGCCAAGCCAGATTAGATGTAAACTCACGGACTAATTTTTTTCCGTAGATGATAGAACTCATTAAATCACTAAAGGCCTGTTCGCCGGGACCATATATAGCATAATCAAAAAATGGATATTTTTTAAAAAAATCAGCATCTGTATTAACTGCCGCACTGGGGCCACCAGCAACAATTATGATTTTTTTATTAATTTTATCTTTTATTCTTGCAAGTTGTGACACCAGTTTGTCATGATTCCAGATATAATGAGATGTGCAAAGAATGTCGATCTTTTCATTTTCACAAATTGCAACTAACTCGTCATCATCAATTTCCCATTGAATAGAATCAGTCCAAATCAATTGACTTGCTAAGTCGGGGGAATTTATATCTATAAAAGTTTTAAGATATAGGTGCGCAGTACTAACAAATAATCTCTTATCAACACTGACAATTCCAGAAAAATAAAATAATATTTTTTTCACGTTTCAGAAGAATTTGTATTTGCAAAAATCCGGTCTAGCACAGATTGTTTTTCTAGATCAGTGAACTCATTCCACAAGCCCACTTCTCGGTAAGTTCTTTTGCAGCCCACACAGATGCGGTGCTCGTTATACTGACAGATACCAATGCAAGGACTTTCAATCATTTTTGTTTATTTTTGCGAGCCCAACCCAAGACATGACTATTAGTACATAGTATGTAGGGTCTATCTCCCACCATTTAATTCCAAAATTTGCTCGACGAGGGTGTCTATGATGATTCCCGTGTAGTTCTTCACCGAGACCAAGAAACCCCCATGGTAAAAAATTTTTACTATGCCCCGAGATTGCCGTCACTGGCTCAGTGTTATACCCAAATCTATGACACAGATAGTTAATGACTGACATGTTTATAATGACATCAAGGTGGTAAACAATCAACCACATTATTGTTCCAGGAAATCCAAATAGCAAAGTCAATATTACTGCGGACAATGATCTTCCGTTTACAATTCGTTCAAATTTAAGAAGTATATAATCAATTTTGGTTTTTTTATCATTCTCCATTAAATGAGTATACTCTGAAAAACTCCGAGGATTCAAACGATCGTGCATCTCCTTGCATTCCACCCAACTCATAAAAGTACCATCCTTGCGATAAGGGGAATGAGGATCGGCTTCTTTGTCGGTGTTGTTATGATGTCGAATATGCATAGCCACCCACCTAACATAGCGATCTTCTGACCACCAGGGCATAAAAAGCCAGAGAACGACTTTGAAAACTGCAATCACTGATTCAGATAATTCAATCTGCTTGTGTGTTAGATATCGATGACAGTAGATACCACAACACAACCCATAGGAATACCATATTATAGCTGTGGTGACAACAAATTGTGTAAGAGATAAGTCGATCATTATTTTATTACCTTTGTGAGAATATTAAACTTCTTGATGTTTTTTTCTGTAGTCATCTATAGCAGCCTGGATTGCATCCTCAGCAAGAATCGAGCAATGTATTTTAACCGGGGGAAGTGCCAGATGTTCGGCGATTTCAGTATTTTTAATAGTGGCTGCTTGATCCAGTGTCTTGCCCTTGAGCCATTCCGTTACGAGTGATGAACTTGCAATGGCCGAACCGCAACCGTAGGTTTTAAATTTCGCATCTTCAATAATGCCTGAATCATTGACTTTTATCTGTAGTTTCATTACATCACCACAAGCCGGGGCTCCCACCATGCCGGTGCCCACCCCAATGTCGTCTTGGTCAAAACTTCCCACATTTCTGGGATTCTCATAATGGTCAATCACTTTGTCTGAATAGGCCATGGATGCTCTCCCCCCAATGGTATGATTTTACACTATAAATTATTTATGAATGATAAATTAATACTCGAAAGATCAAATTACATTTACTAACTTTAAATTATCTTCTTTGTGCAAATCTACGTATGGACTAAATTGGGGGACAACTGTAATTAACGATTGATTTCTTATTTTATCCAATGCAAGAGAATATTTTATAAAATTATCAAATTCGGATTGATTAAAATTATCTTGCTCTAATATTTTTATACTATCTTGCAAAATATACTGACTGTGCTCCGTTAGACCCAAACATGATTTTAAAATTTCAATGGCTTCCGATCTGAGTTCGGCGGGCATACATTCCAAAAATAATTCTTTTTCAATACTGATCGGACAAATACTAATATGCGACACTAAGTCTGGAAAATTGGTTTCAAAATATTGAAAAAAATTCTTTATGTCAAAAACGTTATACATGTTTAAAACAAAATTAACAACTATTTGAACATTTTCTAATTTATTAACTATGCGAATATTTTCAATTATGTTTTCAAAATTTGAGCCGTGTCTTATGTAATCGTTTACTGCGGACGTTCCATCAAGAGAAACCATCAATTTGACATCTTTGAATCTAGAAAGAATTTGAATAATTCGGACATTTAAAATAGTTAAGTTTGTGTTTATAATTATTTCGGTATCCAAATTGTTGTAGGATTCTAAAAAATTTAAATTATATTGTTCCAGTAGAGGCTCCCCACCTGCAAAATAAATTCGAAAAAAATCGTCATCCATATCATCAATATTATGATAATATTTTTGTTTGATCTGACCAACATTGAATTTTTTCATATTGTTGTTTTGAAAATGTATATTATATTCAGCCTGAATAGCACTGCTATTTGCTGGATTACAGGTTCTACACTTCAGATTGCAGACATTACTAAATCTTATGTCTAACATCTGGGGCAAAATTTCTTTTCCCTGAGAAAATTCCAAGATGTTTTTAACCAGAGCCCGATGTTTTTCTTTACTAGAAAGCCAGGAAGAATTTTCATGCACATTGGGAGGAACAAGATCTTTATCTGATAAATTCTTGCACCTCATGCATTCGTTGGGATAGTTCCCGTTGAGAAACTCATTTCTAATTTTTTTTAATTGATCACTGTTAAAACTTCTTCTATTATTCTGTTCTTGCGAGATATCTTCACCACCAGTGTAGCAACATAATTTATAACTACCAGCATACCACAATGTCTGGCGTGTAAATGGGATCACACAGAAATTTTTATTTTTAATCAGTTCATCCATGACATATCTATAAAAAAAAGAAGCCGAATTATGGCTCTAATAGAACAAAAGTGCACCACAGGGTATTTATAATCCAGTATTAGTGTACCAAATTATATAGAGGCACCGCGCTCTTTGGCAGCTCGTTTGGCCATGCTGGCGACAGTGTCAACTGGGCCTGTTGTCGCCTGATCACCGACATTTGTAGTGGGAGCGTCAGATTCAGAATCTGTCGTCAATTCTACGTATTTGCGATTAAAACTTTTGATGAGATTTCGAACTGTATCATTGTGCTCGTTGGCAGACACTAGTGCATCATAATTAAAGTTTTTGTCAGTGTTTATGACAAGATTTATCAGACTCTGTGTGCTGATTTTTGGTGGTTTATTCTCGTGCTGATATCGATTTCGGATCAACTCCAGAGCCGTCACCAGGCTTGCCACTGACGGGTCAGATCCAGAGTTATCAAATTCTCTGAGTCGCATATTAACGACGTTCTCTGCCCAATTCCTCAACACCACCCACAGCAGCGTCGGTTGCCCCAAATCCGTCGGTTTCATCAGAATCCAGATCACTCTCGGGCGCTGGTGGAGTCATACTGGCATCCATGCCAGTCTGATCACCAGTGGCTGGCATGGCCATGGGCTGATCCACTGCCTCTCCGCTGAGAATTCTAACACCATTGTCAACACCTTCACGGGCAGTTTGTAAATTCTGCATGAGTGTTGATAGTGTTTCACCCACCGCATTCTTGAATCCTTCTGCTTGCTCTGAGCCGATCTGATCACGAATACTGTCCAACAACTGTGGCAGTTGCTCATTCTGCATTTTGCCAACTTTTTCAATGGCGTCTTGAATTGAATCCACCATGTCTTTGGCGGCCAGGAGAACTTCGGCATTGCCGACCTCGCCCTCGTTGAGTTGTGTGCGTTGTTCACTTAACCAGGCGTCCAGACTTTCTCGAACAGTCAGCAATTCCATGTAGCGTGGATTGCGTTCTGCAGTGTGAATGTCCACACTGTAACGAATTTTGTTCAAATTGTTATCAATGGTCTCACTGAGTTTCTCAGCACGCTCAACGGTGAGCTTACGGAAATCAATGGCAAAGCCGAAACGACTTTCCATCAACTTGTTGATTCTTTTACTTGTGGTTTTTGCAACTTCTGTTAGTCTCATGGTGATGGTTCCAATTACAATTTAGTATATTTAGCCAAATCAAAGTTTTTTTTCAGTTCTTTTTTGGTGTAGTTTATTCGGAGAGTTACTTCATTATATTTATTACTGTAATACTCCCTGGCCCAGGTATCCGAAATCTCGGCAGCACGGCGATATCTGTGTCGATACAATGCTGCTTCGAATTCCAGAGTGGACAATGCCTGATCATTTTTTATTATTTCGTTGGCCACAGCATTTTGTTTCTGATGCACTGCAATACAATAAAAGATGGCATCTTTGCGATGGAAAAAATCAAAAATTTGTTGGCCCTGCACAAAAACACGCCAGCAGTCTGTGTCAATTTTGATTACTCGACTTTTGCCCACCAGCACATCAGTGCCAATCTGATAGCAAAATGGCAGATCGCTGTGACTGAGTTTGGCTAACTCGGATTCGGTGAATCTGCGAATTTTTTCCAGTTCAAATTCTTCAGATGCGTTTTCTGTAATGGATTTTGCCGTTTTCATTGGTACGTAATAGAACGTCTCGAACAGTCAACTGATTGGCCAATAACTGTTCTCTTTCGTTGAGTTGGTTTTTTGATAGAATTTCACCATCACTGAAGCGATCCAACAGTTGGCTTTCTTCATTGGTGATGGGCATCAGGATTTTGGTGGTTAGTTCTACAATTTTCATATTGTAACAGTTTTAATATTGTAACTTTTAGTTTTTATTGCTATTTATTTAAAATACTGTTACAGACAAATCCAAGGAATGCCGCCAGGATAGCAGCACCTATTGAGGTAAAAATGCTTATGGTCTGTTTGTTTCCGTCATTTAATTTACTGGTGACCGCGTCTTTGATGTCAACAATGTGCGACTCAAGTTTGTCCATGCGTGACTCAAGATTTTCTAGTTTGGTTTCCAAGTTCTTGTACCTTTCAGCACAAAGTTCAACGTGGGCTTCTAGATTTTGTTTTTCAATCTCAGTAGTGGTTGACATAATATCGCTTTCAGTTACAAGCGATGCCTTCAGATGTGCCAGAGTTGTGCCTTGATATGTGCCTTGATGAATGCCCGAGCATCTGAAGTATTTATATCTGAGTGGCGTCAGTAAAGTATATGTTTTTGCCAGGGCCCGTGGTATAAAACAAGGCCATGGGCAGATCAACAGTTTCATCCAGCCCTGTTACCACCGGAGTCTGTGCAAAGTCACTTTTTAACACCCCGTAATTGTCATCAGATTTCAGATACAAGTCAGCATACTCAACGTCAAACTCAAACGCCCAAATTCTGTGTTTGCCTTTGTAATCTTCACCAAAATCGAAATTCTTGACATCTGACTTTTCTGTCTTGAGAATTCTCACACCCAACAACTGTGTTCGCATGCTGAGCATTTGTATCACAGTTTCCCAGTTGCGTTGCTTGTTTCGCATGCGCTGGTATTCTGGGTTATTGGATGTGACTCCAGTTTTGGTAATGTCTATCAGAGTATAGATTCGATGGCGGTGTATTCGTTGGTCTTCAAAATGCATGGTAAACTTATTTATCGTTTTTTTGTGATCATAAAAAAAGCACGGCTGGGCCGTGCTTTTTGGGGTTGGCTAACTATTAAGCGAATGTGTTGCCACTTAGACCGTTGTAGATGGTCCAGGTTGTGGTCAAACCACTGGCTGCGTCAGCGTCAGTTGCTAGCACTGTGGCGATGGCTGCTGATGTGCCGGTGACGTCAGTAACTGAGCCTGATGGCAAACCTTCTACCATGAACATGCAGTTGCCTGAAGCTGGTGTACCAACGATGGTGACTGTGCAGAACTTTTCCAGAACGCGAACAACCTTTTCGAAGTTGCTTTCTGCTGCGTCGTATGCTGTTTCCAAACCTGTTGCTGCGCACTTGACGAACTTAACGTCGCGTCCGATAAATTCTCCTGGTGCTGCATAGCCGTTTACTCTTGTGAATGATGCCATTTTATTTCTCCTAATTTTGTTACGCTTTCGCGCTTGTAATTATTTATGCCTGATTATTTTTTTCTGAGCTTTTGATTCTGGCAACCCCTGTGCTCGACGTTGACGTAAGAGGTCACTCATTGACGGCTCTGCTGACTGTGATGCGGGGGATGGTGCTGAAGTAGATGGTGCTGGTGTCATCGTAGGCGCAGGTGCAGACACAGTAGTGCTACCCTTTTTTGCTAGTACAGTGTCAACAAATTTTTTAAGGCTCTGTAAGTCTCTAGTTTTTAAGGTTGGTAAAATTTTATTAATTTGCCCCACTTGCATTGTTGACGTTGTCGCAGGTGCTGCTGCGGATGTGTGTGTTGCTGCGGGTGTCGCCGCAGGGGCGGGCCTTGTTGACGGTGTTGCTGCAGGAGTGGGTGCAGGCTCTGCTGCTGGTGCTTCTGCTGGTGTTGCTGCGGGCGTTGCTACTGCGGGCGTTGCTGCGGGTGCTGCATACGGAATATTGTTAGATTGAAAAACGGTCTGGATAACTTCTTCGCCGACTCCCTCTTTTCTCAGAATATCGGCAATAGCCACGGAATCCGTAGGTTTCCCAGCCGCATGCCAGGCCTGCATCAGTCTATCACTGGAAACTTTGGCTGTGAATGCACGGCCAACTTTTCCCAACCCTGAGCCGACGGCGCCCAGACCTTTTTCAACTGCTCCCGCAGCACCTTTAAGTCCATCTAGTATACCTTCTTTCAACATTTGTTGTTTTTCTAATTTCAAACACAACAATACCATGTTGCTTTCTGTAAATTGATAACTTTCTCCCAACTGTTGAAATAATGCCAATGACTCAATTGGCTGTCTAGTGAGTTTGTCAAATATATACAGGGTACCGCCATCATTTTGAAAAAATACATTTTCTGGAGAATACTTACTGGCAATGTAGTTTCTCATGCTGGCGGTAACCCCGCGACCTAGATTGCCCAGGGCCTCGCCAGCAGGGGTAGTCACAGTTTGCTGTATAATTTGACCGGGATCGCCTGCTGCAGGAGCAGTTTGCACTTGTGCAGCAGAATGCCCCTGTGCGGGAGTAGGTTGCCCAGCAGCGCCAGAATGTCCTTGCATGGCCTTGCCAATTTGCCCTGCGGCATAGGCCATGGCGCCGGTTTCGGCACCTGCAACGGCTGCCTGGCTAAATTTTTCTCCCTGTAGTAGTTTGTCTACCATTTTAAACAAGCCCAACGCAGCAGCTCCGCCCAGTCCTGCGCCACTGATACCTGCTGCAGCAATCAGTGCCGAATAGATGAGTCCCTGTGCTATGGGGTGCTTTTTGGCAAAGTCACGATATTTTTGCACATACTGCATGGCACCCTGATCACCACCAGTGGCCTGTTTGAGTTTTTCTGCGGCTTGATCGTAGATGGCATCAAAGTTTTTCATGATGTTGCTATTCAGGGCCTGCTGCTTGAGGTCATCGTATGCAGCGAAAACAGCCTTGGGAACATCCACGGCGCGACCAATGGCAGTGCGATTGGATTTGTCGTTTTGTACTTGTTGGAATATCTGATTGATCTGATCTGCAGTCAACTGTGCCGCCATCAGGGAGCCGCCGGCGTATTCCCAGAGCATCATGGATCTCTGAGCAGATTTATTCAACCCTTCATAAAGGTATTGATTTTTATTTCTAGGGCGTTCGATTTCAGTTATCTTCATACAATGGAATCCATCAAGTGGTGGGGGTTTTTGTTCGTGATGCCAAGATGGCATCAATATTTTTCTTGACACTTAACAGGTCTCTGGTGCGCAGACCACCAATTGCACTTTTTATACCTGTGTTTGCTGTGGCAGACGTAGTTGCTGCTGCGGGTGTGGTTGACTGTGGTCTAGATGCTGCAGACATTTTGGCAGTCATTGATGCCCCGGCATTTGTGGCTGATGCTGCAGGCGGTGTTTGCGTGGTCGCGGTGGGCGCAGGTGTGGTGCTGGAGCCAGACTGTGTAAACTGTTGTTTGGTCATGCCTCCGGAAGTTCCGCCCAGTGTGCGATCAGTGACATTGACATTCTGTTGCTGTAGAAGGCCCACAAATCGGTTGACTGCAGCTTGGCGTTGTTTTGCATCGGGGTATTTTCCCGATTGGGCCACCAGCTTATCAATTTCATCCACAGATATGCCATTTTTCATCACCGCACGTTGTTTCATGGTCTGAACCAACGGCCCTTCTTTTGCATACTGTGCTGCCAATTTGGGGTCGTTAATTTTCATGTTGCCGTCTGCATCAAGACTGGCGGGGCCTTGAGCAATTTTAGCGTTGTCTCTGGCTTTCTGATATGCTGCAGAAACATTGGGCGCCAATCCCTGAGCAAGCCCACTCAAGAACCCCGCCTCTGACAGGATTTCTTTAATTTTCATCTTTGAGTTTCCTTATGCCTCGGGCAAATTTAGCAGGATCCTGCCCACGTATGGCGTTCAGCAATCTGCGTTCCAGAGCATCTGCAGTTTCTGCATCATAACTCTCTCGGAGCAGATTGATAAAATTGATGGCACCGTTGATGATGTTGTTGGCTCGAGACTCGATCAATCGTTCTCGATCACGATGTATCAATAGTTCGTCTAGTTCTGTTAGTATGCCACGTGTACGTTTTTGCAAGATTTCAATCCAATTTAATTTATTTATTATCGTAAATGAATTTCAATCTGCACGTTTTAGTCCAGCCAACATACTTTTTAACTTACTGCTGTCAACTGTGGCAGAAACTTTTGTCGGCTCGTCTCGATTAGTGAGAGTGCTACCAGTTTTGATCTGACTCAAAATATTGCTACCAGATGGTCTGGATCCGTTTTCCTGAGCGTCTTCACCGGCGTCAGTAATACGCAAAGTTTCAAGGTCGTATTCCAAATCCACCTTGGTACCCACTCCACTGCTACTACGCGTCTTCATCAGCTGTAATTGATAACGTCCGCGTTCACGCATGGCACGTGATGTAAAAATACCAAACACATTATCTGCTGTGTTAATTTTGCTCAAACCGCCAGCAATGTGGCTGTGATCAAATTCAATTTCTTCCACTGCTCCACGATTCAACTGACTGGCTGTGATCATAAGAATGTTAAGTTCTCTAGCTAGGTTTCGCAATTCTTCTGACACATACTTGTCTTTGACAAACAAGTCGTTGGGGCTGACTTTGGCACTGACTGGCATGACCAAATCCAAATAGTCTACCATGATAAAATCCAACTTCATACCAGTCTGTATCTGTAGTTCTTTCAAATAACTGCGTATCTGATTGACGTTGCTCTGTGCGGGCATGTATTTGATGCGTAGAGCACCACTCTTCTTGCCCACCATTCGAATTTTCATTTCCACAGTGTCTAGTTCTTTAAACACCTCTTTGGTGCTGACATTGGCCACCATGCTATCCATACGCATGGCGCACAAGCCTTCGCTAAGTTCCAGACTCAGGTAAACGCCATTTAGCCCAGCAGTGGCCCAGTTGATGGCAATGTTCTGCATGAACAAACTCTTGCCACTGCCTGATCCACCAGCAAAAATGTTAAGCTCGCCGCGATTCATGCCACCAAACAATCGCTTGTCCAGGGTAGGCCACCCAGTCGACACTTGCCCATTGTTGCTCTTGATGGCCATGAGTCGAGCTCTGGGATCATCAAAATAATCTGTGCCCATGTCTTTGGTCAAACTGATCTGCACTGCATCCTTGATTAGTTTCTCAACTGGATCATATTCGCCCTTTTCCAACATGTCAGCGGCTTTGAGAATTGCTCGCTCTAACTCCTGCCGCTTGGTAAAACTTTCAAATTCAGTTAAAAACCAACTGTAATGGTCCTCAGTTAAGTCCGGAACATGTTTGAAACCAATGCCAGTCACAGCCTGGGTTTGGGCCAGTGTGGGCAACACCTTGTGTTCTTGAGCATGCTGTTTGACGAATCTGGCAGCTTCTTTAAGACTACGATCAAAGTTTTCTGGATTGTAGATGTTCTGTACACGCACATAGCTCTGCGCATCCTGCAGCATCATTTCCAAAAACAGTTTTTGTAATTCTGGCGAGTAGTCTTTAGTCATTTAATAAGTTTTGTACATTATAATAGATTTTGTCAAACAATTTACCGGAAGTGATATATTCATAATTATGCGTTAAAACTTCTGTTCGATCAGGTATTTCTTGTTCCAAATCTTTTAAACTGTAACGCTGTTGTAATTTATCAATTTGCTCGCTTACTAGCCGCGCACGTTTATAAAAATTTGGCTCGTCTTGATAACTATAATCGATTAAATCATGAGAAAATAGAAATCCTAAATTTTCTAAATATCTAACTGCTTGATACCCTAGCGGAATTATGATTTGTAAATTCAAAAAACCCTTGAGAGTTTTTTCGGTCAAAATGGAGAAATTTTGATTATCCATCGTTTCTCTAATTACCTGACAAGCACTTACCGAATGTACATTTCTGTTATATGCAACATCTTTTACAAGTTGTATTTTGTCTACATTCTTGCCAGAAACAAATTGAAGAAGTTTTCTGTTTTCTATCAATTGATCACAAATGTTACGATCACAAAAGTTGGTTATCTGTTCTAGGTACCCGTCGAATTTTTCAGTATCACTTGAAAACCCACCCAGATAATCTATATGACCAATATCTTGATGCGTTAAAAATAACGATGCCAAAAAATCCCTGTCTAAACTTCCATATGTACCGCCGTAAAAATCAAAATAATATTTTAGTTCTTTATTGATATTAGGTTTATCTAAATTTTCATAAGAATCGATTACACCCGGCATCCAAAAAGTATATAGTGGAGCCTCGACCACTACAAACCCTGTTTGACCAAATAACTGTAAGTATTTTTGGTACCATGCACCCAATCCCAGAGTATGGGTGGACACGAATAAAATATTTTTTATATCACAACAATTCTTTAAAAACCAATTGTGTATCGAAATAAAAATTTCTGTTGATATAGTCTCATCGTAGACAAACACTAATTTTTTATCAAAACTTTCCAATAAAACATTGCTGTCTATGCATTCATTCAAAAACTCATGTATATATTTTTCCTTATGCTCGATTTCCGGAACAGTGGAAACTAAATTTAATAATTCAAAATTAATTGAGCAAATTTTCTTGTAATCATTAAGCAGATTGTCTAAGCGTTGAATATAGTTCATAATTTAATTATATAACCTTTTTTTCAATTCAATTTTTAATTTACCGGTTTCTTTTGCACCCAGTATACTTTTAATCACAAACAGTCGACCGTATTTGACTACTGCCTCATTGATGTCTTTACAAGTTTCTTGCCACACAGGAAAACTCACTGACCAACCATACTCAATGGCATTACTTATTAATTTTGTTCCTGCCTGATCTCGATCAGGGACAACAATAACTTCTCTGGCCAGACTATCAATAATTTCAGCCTGTTGTTCAGAACATTCACTGCCCAGCACTGCCACACCATCCACACTCATAGCATCAAATGGCCCTTCACAGACTATGACAAATTTAGAGTCTGAACGCTGCTGATTGACATTGAACACATACCCCACGGGTATGTCACTATAATATTTGGGCTTGACTCCTTCAACTACAGATCTCGCAGTCCAGCCAATGAGTTTTTCCTGCCAATAACAGGGTATAATTACTCTCTGATGTAAACTGTGTTCAACAGTGTCTGTAATATAAAACTCGTATTTTTTTGTATCTATTCCGCGTCCTTGAACATACTCAACTTTGTTCTGAATTATCTGACTCTGAGGAATTATGTAGTCGTCATCGGTCAGTGCAAGAAATGTACGCAACTGATCAAAACTCACTACTCCGTCAGGCAAGGCGCGTTCCTGAAAGTCGATGACCTCTTCAACTGTAATTTTAATTTCTTCAGGAGCAACAATATCTTTGACCCTGACCGCTTCAATCACCAGGCGCCGAATTTCTGATTCATCTGCGCCCAACCAGCGCAGAAGTTTACGAAATTTAAGTGTAAGATGTCTGCCTGGTTGATACCCAGTTTTATAGCCACAGTTAAAACAATGGTAGGAGATCCCACCACTGGCGTTGACCGTTATACCAGCCCTGCCACGAGTGTCCGGTGTTTCGCCATTATGTGCGCAACAAACCGCATTTCCGGAAATCCACCCAGACTGGCTAATTTTTCTTTTACCCCCCCTTCCCCAAAGGTTCAAGACAAACTCGGATACTATTTTAATCAATGAGTCTCATTCCCCAAGTAGTAGTGCTCTCAATGACTACAGATTTTGAATATATTATAATACGAGGCAGTTACAAAATCAACTTAATTTTTAAAATGCGGCAGAATGTTGGTTCCAAAAATTTCTAGCGTTTCCATAACTTCATCGTGACTTTGATGACCACAATGTGCCACAAACAACATCTGGTCCACCCCTGCATCCTGTGCCTTTTTAATATTTTCTAAAACCATCTGAACTGTGCCCACACCTAATAATGTTCCCCGACTGGATTTCATCCATTCCAGTTGATCTTTTATTTGGGTTGGGGTAAATCCAGATAGGTCAATGTTCTGTTTATCAAGATCACCAGTCGTTTCTTTATATGAGAATTGTAATTCCTCCACCACAGTCTTGGCATCAGACGAAAACACCATATTGAGCAATTGATCATTGAAACAAAAATCACGATGGTAATATCTATCCAGAATTTCTAAATCATTGCTTATTTTAAGATAACTGAGCAATGAAAAATTATTGTTTACTGAATGACCAATTGGTGACGCCCTGGTGATTGCATCTTTATAAATTTTCACATAAGTAGACAACTCTTCTGAAAACTTATCAGTATTTAAAATTGCGGCTAATACCCCAATGCCAAGTTTTCCTAGGTTTTCTAGTTGATTGAGATTGACCACCGATGCCCAGATTGGTGGGTGCGGTTGTTGTACTGGTTTGGGAACTAATTTTTGATTGGCGTCAATTGAAAAATAACTGGTTTGCGCTCCAGGATAGGTATCCATTGCCAACAGATTTGCAATTTCCTTGACTGTTGTTTTCCACACATCAACTTTGGTGATGGGGTCAATACCAAATGCAAGCATTTCACACCTGCTTGCACCCATGCCCACGCCCCAGTCCAATCTGCCATTGGAAATACAATCCAAAGTAGCAATTTTTCCTGCTGCTTTAATGGGATGAACCACTGTTGGGGAAATTAATTGGACCCCCAATCCCAATCTTGCAGAACGCACTCGCTGTGATGCAGCAGCGAGCCATATTTCTGATCCCGAATTTCTTCCATACTCACCAAGAAAATGATGTTCGTTGGTCCATATGTAATCAAATCCTAATTTATCTGCAAACTCGGCCTGTGCCAGAGAATTTGCAAACATCTCTGAATCAGAGACGCAGTTCGACGCCGGTTTTTGGTGTAAGAAATGTAATCCAAATTTCATTGAAATTAGTTAGTACAAGTTTTTAATTACCTGAAGTTGCCCAGCGGCACCCCAATTGTCATCAACATATGCTGGCAATGTAAGGTCACCATCAGTATAACTCACTGTGTAATTATAATACTCTTGTGAGAGATTGTCTACACTTGACTTATCCAATACCACTGTGCCCACGGCAGTAATCACGTTACCAATTGTAACATTACTAGTCCAAACAGCAGCTTCGCCCTGAGCAGCAGTCAGTGTCAGAGCAAATGACTTTCCAGCAATATTCGCAGCCTTCTGATCGTTATTGCGGAACTGTAGAGTAATAACATTATCTACGCCCTGATAAACCTTGATAGGTCTGCTGTACACAATACGGTTCCTTGTTTTTATCTCGGGGTCATCATCCAAAATCTGAACAATGACTTTATTGTCATATAAATAACTGGTAATTGTGGTCATCAATCATGCCCTGTAGAACTATTTATACCAACACCATCAATGGACGACTCTTATAAGAAATTACTGAATCAATATCCGTTCATCAGTTACCTGACCTACGGTGGCAATGAATATCTGGGCATTATTCAGAATTCAGATGAGATCATAACCACAATCTACGACTACGGACTACTAAAAACTCTGGAGCAAAAATCCCGGTTCCTGGAATTGGCTGATCAGTGGTGGTGGGAAAGCAATCGACTGGTGCCCATCAATGTATTTCTAAAACACGACTGGGCCGAATTTAAAATTTGCATCAAGACATTCAACAGCAAAGATGTCGTCATACAACACGGTCCACAAATTAGTCTTAAAGAAATCGCTCAAAAACGCAGCAAACGCAGATCCATCACACTGGTTCGCAAAGTAAGTTAAGATTTACCACCACCAGTTGTGCATAACTCACACTGTGCGACTTCTTGAAATAATACCCCCCATCCATGGGTTTTTCCCAGATGGTTTTGGCAACTTCTGACCAGGACCGACCGATCAGATGTCGTTTGGCTGGACGAATCACAGCCAAAAACATGGCCAGCCTGGGTATACTGTCCACAGGCTCGGGCATCTTGAGCAGTGTTTCATAATGATTGTTGATGTGCACCAGTTGTTGACAAATTGCAGGATCGTAGAGTCGTGCCCAGTCGGGTTCCCGCATCAGTTCAATCAGATGTTCTTCGCTTCGCACTTGTCGATAAACGTGAACATTCAACAAGTCCAATTTGATGTATCCACGCTGCTCGGCTATCTGATAATCCAGACTCGCACACCCTGAAAAAGGATCCACTGGTATCTGTGTGGCATACACTCCCGTGTTGTGTTTGACAAGTTTACCATCGCGCAGTTGGCTGGCAGGAATCACATCTAACACAGCCAGCACTTGTTGCCTGTCGGCAAGGTCTATGTCAATATCCGAGTTGAATTTCATAAACCTGCCTGCTCCAAAATCATCTTGGTCCACTCAGTGTCTGCCACATAATCTTTAAACTTGCGCTGCCAGAAGTCGGGATCTATCCAGGGCAGAATAATGGAGATATTTTCCTCGTTGAGTGTTTCCAGAAACTCCACGCCACTTGCACAGTTAAAAACAATCCAGGGACTAACACGACCATTGCTGATATGATGGCAGATACGATTGGCATTGCCATATCTGAAATAATCATTGAAATTTGCCAGTGTTTTGACTTCATCCGCATATGATTGCATCTCCAGGAGTGCTCGTTCTACTGCATCCTGGACTGCTTCGCGACGCATATATTGGTGCAGGTATTCCACATAAATGCTTTCTTTACACCAGTGATCTAGCTTTTTGTTCTCCCGGATAACCCAGTCTATAAATGCGCTGGAATTAACTGCTCGAATAGCAACCAGGTGGCGCCCAAATTTTACAAATGCCGTGTAGTAGGAACTGGCCACAAAGTCCTCGTAACTCTTGAGTTTGGCAGATCCTTGTGTGACTTCGTAAAATCGCAGATAGGCCCTGAATCCCAGTTGAACTCCGACCTCTTTTTCCTGCTGCCACCTGCGTTTGGTTTCGCAAATGTGTGCAGCCAGAGTGCTTTCTCGTCGGAATTCTTTGTGACAGTAGCGGCATTCAAAGCTCGGATTTGATTTGCTTGTCGTCGAGTCCAAGGTTTCGTGCCAGGCTGTCAATATCTCGTTTATCATTAATTTTTGCCAGTAATTCTATTTCATCTGATTTCATGTTGGGATACAATTTGGCCAGGAATTTACTGGCTTTGTTGTTGCCTTCTTTCTTTTTGGTGCCCAACCAATAATGCCGTTGACGCCCCATGCCAGGGCTGACGCTGGTACAAAGCAACCACTGTAATTTGGGATGACGGCCAATGTCAAAGAAGTTAATGTTGACTCGTTCATTGGTTGCTCGCAAATACCATTCCTGTAAATCTGCACTGCCTTCCACACTGGCACCATATCGCAGCATTAGGTAAGTGGAAAACTTTTTGCGTTCTTCATCAGTAAACTTGTCATAATACTCACGATCTTTGCGATCGAATGCTGCCATTTCATTGCCAATATACAGAGGATCTGTGTTGCTCATTGTCGGCGCCTTATGAAATCCAACAGCATGGCGATACTGCTTTGCATGTCTCGGACCTGACTCTGCAGACGATGAATCTCTGTGTCCTGTTTCCTGACTTGTAATTCCAGATCCATCATGCTGGCATTGGTTTCTTTAATCTTTTTTTCATGACTGAACAGGTTGGGGCGAGGCACATCTGGAGTTGCTGCTCGCTTTTTCTTCCGGTTAAACTGTGCTGGATTAAAGGCCATCTGTATGGGTCTCACTCAATTTATATATCATGATACACTGATCCAGCGCCGCTTGTAAAGTTGGGTTGGTCTGGGCAGCCTGCCTTATGTCATGCCAGAGTTGATTTTGTCTGAGTTGTTCCACACGATCTCGGGCATTGTCACTGACACTGTACAGAGTACGCTGGGTACCACCAGCTTGACGAGCGTAGACAGTCTCGCCACCGTCTGGCGATTCATATACTATGTATTCACTGATGTGTTGTACCGGTCCTACCATATCTTACCATAATTTACAATTTCGCTCTGTCTGCTGATGTCTTTGACAAAGTATGCACACAAGGGACTGGGACCATTATTCAAGGGCACAGCCAGCATCTGACCAGGTTTGAGCTTGGGGAAATACCATCGGACGTCCTGATAGATGTCAACGATCTCCACCGGATGAAACTCTGGTTTAAAACTATTCAGAGGGTTGAATGTAAATGCACTGAATCCTCGATCATTGATGGACGTCAATGGTATCACCTCCAGATCACCAAACTCTTGTTCACCAATCAGTAACTGCCAGTCCACTGGCATCCGGATGATATTGCCACCAATGTTCAGCACCAGTGCCGGTCCATTAAAACTTTCCAGGAATATCAGAGGGATGAAAAAATAGTCGGGATTTTTTGGGTCACTGTTGTCTAAAATAGCAAAACGCAGGTCATCCACCTCGTCTGGTATTTCATTCATTTCAAATGCCTGATTTTCTAGGGTTAAGATATACATTAAATTAATTTTCCAAGGTTGTTATTAGTTTTTGATTGATTACCTGAGCCAGTTCACGCTGCGTGGGAAAATCAGTGTGAAAAAGCCAATCTACAGTTCCTAATTGCGCCAGAAATGGTCGAACTCCCTGAGAATTTTCCTTCCAGGAATCCAACATACCTGCACAGTCCCAGTATTGTATTACTGGAATTTTTTCTTTTTTGAACTTACTCACCCAATACCCTATCATCCAACTGTCGATTTCTTTTTGTAAATGATCATTGTGCAAATAAGCATAATAATGTTTGATCGCTTCCAACTGCTGTGCAGATAAATTTTTATATTTTTCAGGTGCCCACTTCCTATTAATAGTAAAAAACCAACTAGTGTCCGATATAATGGCTGAATCAGCATTTCCCACATATGGAGAACCACAAGTAGCACTGTTGCTGTCACTATATACGATGTCTTTTAGTGTGGGTATTGTAAAAAAATCTTTTACCGCAAACGCTATTCGGTCTGGTGAGGTGGTGCACAATATAATGGCATCAGGACGCATGTCAAATGCAGTTTTCAACTGAAAACAAATGCCCACAGTGCTCATTCCACCACGGGATAGTGCAGTCACATCATACCCATATTCATTATTTAAAATTTCACTAAAATGTTTTCCTGGGCAATTACGGTCGGGAGTTGCATAACTATCGCCGCACACAATGATATTTTTTATTGCCATTCTACTCGTTCCTGAGCATAAGGATAATTGGCATCCCGATAGAATTGTTTACGTTTGGTTAAATGCCGTTTGGCAAACTTACAGGTACTGGTCACATCCCAGATCTGGACAAAGTCCTTGTCTTCCGCCTTGCGAATGCCGCGACCGATGCTTTGGATGACCCTGACAAAGCTCTTGCCAGGCTCAACAAGTACAAGGTTGAATATGCGAGGAATATTAATGCCAACAGCAGCCACACCATAAGTGGCCACAATAACTTTGTCATCACTGACTGCGACTTCTTCATACTGCTCTTTTCTGTCATCCGACTTTGTGCTGCCCGAAACAAATACTGCATCCTTTATCTTCTCCACCAACAATTGCCCTGGTGCAATTCTGTCCACCAAGACCAGGGTATTGCCCGTCTTGCGCAGAGACTCCACCAGTCTGGCAATGTACTCCATTCGACCGTCGGTCTCCAACAAGTATTTAAGCTCGGACTGATAGTCTCGGTATTCCACATGATCCACCAATTGTAATATGTTGACATGGCAGTTGGCCAGCACGCCCTGATCTTGCAGTTCACTGGCGCTGAGTCTGCCTATGACTTCGCCCAGACTGCACCGCAGGCTCATGAACTCATATTCTTCCTTGGGAATGGTACCAGTCAAGCCCCATCTGATGGGTATGTGTGCCATGACTCCTGTCAGCAGAGTCTTCAGTGCATCGGCTTTGGCCATGTGGCACTCGTCCACTATCACACACACCACATCCTGCAAGAACTCTGTGATAGTGATGTCCACTTCATGATTTCTGGACCCTTTGAGCAGGATGTTCAGACTCTGCCAGGTACAGATGGTATGTGTATGCCCAAATTCCTTGCGATCACCAAAGTAGACGCCCACGTCCAGGCCCATGTTGCGATAGTCTGCTTCAGTCTGAGTCACCAGGCTCTTGTTGGGCACGATAACCACTGTGCGACCATGCGGCTCACAACTGTGACTCAACACTGCTGTCATGATGGTTTTACCAGCACCAGTGGCCACTTCCTGCAGGCATTGCGGATTTTCCAGGAATCTGTTGATGATTTCCACCTGATAATCTCGCAACAGTATGGGCTGACCAGCTGCTGGATGTTTTTCTGGCCATGCACGATCAGCATAACTCTGCTCAGTGACCTGCGCGAATTCAAATTGTGTGGAATAGTCGCGTAGATCCTGGACTTCAATATCATATCCACGCTCTTCCAGATAGGGCAAGATTTCCGGCAGCAGGTTGATATAAGTGCTGCCACCCAATTGAAAAAATCCCACCTTGCCATCCCAACGCCCCAGTCTGACTGCAGGCAAGTATCTGGCACCAGGAATGTCATACTTGAACTTATTGCTTAGAGTCTTGCGTTCAGTCAATTCAAGACCTTCGATCTTGATGTTGACTTCATCTCGGATAATCAGTCTGGCTATGGCCATTAATGTGTCGCTCTCAATTTACCATCACTAAAGTAGACAATTTTTTCTGCGCGACTAATCCAATCCAATTTGCGGCCGCCATACATCATCTCCACGGTGCTGGCCAGCAGGGGTATGCGATGCTGCCAATTGTCAGGAATTTTTCTAGCATAGACTATTTTAACATCATTGATGTCATAGTGCAAACGATCGGGTCGGCCATTCTGATCAAACATCAGTATTTCTTCTGACGAAAATCCACTGAGGTCTAAATCAAACAATTTGGGATCATAAATGCAAATGGGGTATCGATCAGTCAGTCGGGCATATTCGAATAACCATGACATCATGTCGGAATCCGGCGATAGATATGTGATGTGTCGGGTACCTATGTGTTCCAATGCCGGACCGTAATGCTGCTGGCAGTATTCCAGGATATCAGCTGATACTGTGTAACCCAAGACCCCAGCATGATCCACCAATTTTATTAAATCATTGCCCAGATGCTGATCAATATAGGCCTGTAGAGTATCAGCAGCATGGGTGACCTGATAAGTATCACCTGTTCGCACCAATTGAATGCCATAGGGTTGTTTTTCTGCCTGCAGGATCTGATCAAACAGGGTCAGAACCTCTGGACCAACATCAAACCCCCGGGGTAATGCCCAGACCACCAACCAATTGATATTCCACTCAGTGACAGCACAGTGCCAGACTTTTAAATCGTGATGCCACTCCATTCGGCCCTGACTTGTTTCTTTGAACTTGCGCAGATCTGAAACCATCTGCACATCGTAGGGAAACCTGATTTTAACGATGCCGTCTTCCAGATAGATCATTTTGGTTCGGTCAATGGTTCTGACCGGCAGCCTAAAACTGGGTGTTTCAACCGGAGCAACATCTATATTAAATTTGGCAAATTGCCGACGATATTTGAGTATGAGCTTGACCGCCAGATCAGCCTGGCGATCTGTCAGTGATATGCCACTCAAGACCTGCCAGCTCATGTTGTTGACAATCTGTACATCATACCTGGCCAACTTGATGGTCACGCGGTTGGTGGTTGGTGTAATTGCCGTGGCCAGCCAGGCCCAATCGTCATCGGACAGTAATCCCAGATAATCTTCAACGTAGGGAAATGTCTGCATTCAATTATTATACAGCGGGGAAAATATTTGTGCAACCCGTATTACATAAAAAAATCCAGAGTGTTAATAACACTCTGGACCAATTTGCTACTAACGGGAGATTTACTACAAACAAACACCAACAACGAGTGCTACAAAAACCTTACCAAAAAATGCATGAGTGTGCCCAACACTACACCCAACCCAAAGTATGCCACATGGTTGACCAAAACTTGCATTATGCTGCCATCTTCATGCAAGTGCTGCTGGCCAGGGCCTGCCACTTGGCAGGAAAGCTCTTGTAGAGCTGTGCAATCTTGACAGCCATGCGCAGGCTGATCTCACGCAGACGTTCTTGATTGGTTTCCATGAAACTGATGACTTCGTCCTGAGCAACTGCACTCAGATCCTGATCTTCAAAAAGTTCACCAGTGCGAGCAATCTGGCGAATACGCAACAACTTGTCGCGAGTGGTGTCCAGAGTCAGATCCAGATAGTGACAACGGCTCTGCAGGGCGTCCAGGTGATCCCTGAGCTTGGCATTCTTGATCTGATCAAACTTGAGATTGGTGATGAAGATAACCGAACCCTTGAAATCAAACTGATTGGGCACGCCTTCACGACGCAGCATGTGGCTGTCACTGAGCCAGCTGATGCGGCGCTTCTTGCCCGAGTCCAGAGCACCTTTTAGCAGGTTCAGACACACATCATCCATGAGGATGCTGTCACAGTCATCAAACACCACCACCGAATTGGCATCACTGTACTTGTACAGAGTGCTGTAGAGACCCAGTGCAGTGGCAGCGCCCTTGACCACTTCGGCGCGCAGGCGCTTGCCAGCCACCTGATCAAATAACACTGCCTTGTCAATGATACGTTCAACGCCAAAGCTCTTGCCCACGCCCGGGGGGCCTGAAACGATCATGGCACGAATCTCACCATTGGTGGCAGCCTTGGTCATGTCATCCAGAATTTCGAAACGTTCAGCGATACGCTGCATGACCTGCTCGTCGGTTTCAACTGCGGCAGTGATCTGCGACTTGGCGGTGAACGGGACAACCGAGTTCTTACGGGTGGTGGTCTTCATGGGCTGTGCTCCTGAAAGATTGTTGTGGTCGGTGCTGCAGTTTCAGTATTATATGTGATGCTGCTGGATTTGTCAACCGGTATCAGGCCACCAGCCAGTGTTGATTGGGTCGAGTCCGACTAATTCTTGAGCTTTTGGGCACTGGCAAAAACATCTCGAACAAGCTGGTGTTTATGACTTGAGTTTTGAAATTCCATCTCAGTGCTCATTACTGAGTTTTTGGTGGACTTGCTATTATACCAAATTAACCAAGAATCTTGCCAATTGATTTCAAGATCGGCATTGTTCCAGAACCCCGGTTTTGGCTCTTCATACAAAGCACTATCATGGTTATAGTATTTTGTATGTTGCCGAAAAAAATCGTAGTCTCTCAGTAAATCAAATTTATCTAACTGAAGGTCAGTAACTTCAATGTACTTATCAGCTGTGATATTACCTGACGCATCAATCACAGTGTCCTTTGAGGATTTACCTGACAAACCTATAGTTAACTTATTGCGGGTCTCAATATCCAAGACAAAGTTTAGTTCTATTTCTTTTTCAATACCTCCGGAAAAAACTTTTTTGTCATTGAATGCTATATTAATACACGGTGGGGTTGTATGGAAATTTGGTCTGAGACCAACTGTAAGATGTAGGAAATTACTGAGCGAAATTTGCTGCGCAAACTCTCGAGGATTGAGATAGATCTCAGTGGCACTGTCAAACAAAATTGGCATAGAATTGATTAATTTTGTTGTAATGTTTGTCTAGATAATTTTTGATAGGTAGCAAAAATTCCAAATCAGAGATTGTGGGAATGTTGAGCTCGTCGCAAATTTTGGTAACTGCTAGCCTTCGAATAACTCTTTCTCGGTAGGTATTTGTAGAATTTGCAGGCACATACCAAATCACTTCTTGATCAAAATCGGATGCAACAACTCCATTTTTACTTGCATTAATCTGGCTAGGTGTTCCGTGTAGCATAACCATGGGCATGCCTGCGCTTACTGCCGAAATTGTTCCACTTCTTACATAGGGCAAAATTTTAAAGAACATTTTGCAGTGTTCAATAAATTCTGCATGAGTTTCAGCCCAGTGACCCACCATGGTCAAAAGAACACAAGTTATGTTGTGCTTTCTAAACATTTCCAGTTCGTGAAGCAACGCATCCATTGTGGTCTTTTTGTCCATGGCCTCTAATACAGCATCACTACCACTCTCGGCGCCAATGGTTAACCCGTGTGCCCCACTTGCTGACATCAAGGCATACAAACGTTCGGGCATTTGTTCTTTGGGGCGACAAATGTACTGTGCGTTCCAGGTTATTTGATTGTCTGGGTGCGTTTTGTTGTAATCCGCCAGCTTGGTGCAAAACTCCTCCAAGGGCTTGAGTCCACCATTGATCAAACTGTCTGTAAACTGAAACTTTTTGAACCCATGTGTTTCACTGACATAGATCATTTCGTTTGCAATGTTGGTCCCGCTACGATAGCGGAAACGACCAAATTGAAATTTAATATCGCAAAAATCACATTCTCGAACACACCCTTTGCTGCCAGTTATTGGCATGCTGATGTTTTGCCAGTTTAGATATTTGGAAAAGTCATAGTCAGAATAGTCCGGTAATGGGTATTCTAGGGTCTCACTCTGATGACTTTGCTCAGATATTTGCTTGCCAGACAACAATTCTACCACTGCATCTTCGCCATCGCCCAGTATGACATGGTCAACTATTCCTCGGTGTTTTAACAGTTCACCGTAGGATAAAAATCTTTCCCTGCCTTTGATTTGTAAATCATAAGCAATGGTTTGATAGGCAGTTACTTTGGCACCGCGACCGCCCACAAGTATGGATTGCTTGGGAAACTGTTGTTTTAGTCTTTTGAGAATCTCAAAAGCAGACTTGTGAGTGTAAACGCTAAGAATACTAAAGCTATAGATTCGTGCTGGGTTGGATTCCACAAAGTCACAGACTATGTTGTAAAATTTTTCTAATGTTTTAGCCTGTTCAGCCGACGCTGGATCACCAGGACTGATGAAATAAGTTTGGGTTTCAACGAATTTTTCATAATTTCTGTCACAAAGTTCAAGCAACTCTATTCCGAAATCTTTCGTTTTGGCTTTGAACCCCTGACTTTGAACTATACCTTTGAGCACAGCAGGAGCACTATACACGTGGTCCAAGTTACTGTAGGGTATTGAACAAAAAACAATGTCTAGCATATAAATGCTCATTTTTAATAGATAATTTTTATTATTTATAATTGCCGTACAGGCAGCAAATCAAAGTGCACGTAGATTAAAGGCGTACTACTTTTTTAAGTAAGCCATGTGCCCACCATCTAATTTTTATGAATATTGGAACATTGTGATCGCCGATACAAAACTGTGGAATAATAAACTGTGTGATTTTTAAAATGTCTATGGTAGAATATCAACCGGTATCAGGCCACCAGCCAGTGTTGATCTGATTCCAGACGCAGAGTTTCTGAGCCATCATATTCGTCGATTTGGAATCGGGTACCGCGCGGCACCCAATGTATGGTTAGACCATCGGCCCCGTCGTAATAGTCTTCTCCGTAGGTTTTATCACAGTAAGATACGATGTCATCAGCTGATGCTTTATTCAGAACCATGTGTACAACCTGAGGATCATACACCAGTTGCTCTACCTGATGCCAGGTATACCAGCCAGCACCATGACCATGGGACAACAGTACTGCCACCCGACCTTGAGGGTCATAGGCACGATTTGCAATGATTTCCAGACTGTGTACAGCCATCATGGACTCCTATTGTGGCAGGGTTAGGCCGCTGCGGCCAGCAGTTGATCGGCAATTGCAGCCGATGCCCTGGCTTCCTGAATGTAGCCAAAACGCAGACCCAGTCGGAACTCCAGGTATTCGTCGTCACCCCGACTGTCATAAGTGTCGTGCAGCCAACGCAAGGCCATTTCAAAATCCCTGGCACCCAGGTGCTGGAGGCCGGCGATACGGCATTGGAAGTCATGCTCGGCTGCCTTTTGCGATTCACGCTCCAGCTCGCAGTTGCGCTCCAAGGTCTCGCACATGCTGTCCCACAGGGCCTGCTTCTGGTCGCCGTTGAATGCAGCCCAGGCACTCCAGAAGTTAGCTCGGGGTCGGAAGCCATAGGCATCCTTGTGCAGGTCGCTGACGGTGTCTTCGTCGAAAGTGTAGGTCATTTGATGTTGCTCCTGGTTGTTCACTGTATGGCCATTATACGACCTTGACAAGAGTTTGTCAACCAAAATCAGACGTCAATTGGGGTTATCAAATTCCCAGTCATGATTGAACACTGTGATGTCTGTTCGATCAGCCAACTCATCCATGATGTTCCCCATGGCCCAATCAGTCAGCGCATGATGCAACGCAGCCATTTCATCCTCAGTGATGTGGCTTGGTTCCAACCGTCCGTCAAACACTGCTCGAATATACAATTTACGTTCATCAGAAAAGAGATCAGTCTTACCTGCCTCTGCACCAACCCCCAACAACCCAACAAAACCTGACACATTCATCGAATATACCTTCCAATAAGGATACCCAGAACCAGCAGCAACACAATTAACCCAATCAGACTCATCAGTTGTTCTCCATAAAAAAACGACAAGCCTCGTTTTCATCCGGCCAAAAATGTTTGACCTGCCCGTTGACCTGGTACTCCAGATACTCCTGAATAACCTGATAGATAGTCACGCTACGTTCGCGAGCCATTTGTTGCAGGATACCATTGGCGTAGTCAGATTCCATTATGCCTCCTCAAATGATATTTGGTTGCTCAACTCACGTAACCAACTATTTACATCATCTACCCAGGCATCACTATCCAGCCATTCCTGGTGTTGTTGTTCCTGACAGGCAATTTCTGCTGCGGCATCAGAATGATCTGACATACAACGTCTCCTTAAGCAGTCACAATATAACCACGGTTCCAGCGGCCAATGTTGACATCCACGTACCAGCCCTTGTCAAAGTAATCGGTTTGGATGTCACTGTTGTCCCAGTTGCCGTCGTTCAATGCAGCAATCAATTCACTCAGGGCCTCACGAGCCTCGCCCGCATAGTGATTGTGATAGTGGTAGACATTGACGTCCAGGTTGGTGGGCCGTTGAGCCCAGGTGCGGCCCATGGTCTCCTGGTTGTTGCCGATGAAGTCGATCTTGCCGCTGTTGATGGTCAGTGTCACAGTGCTGTGATTGCGCACACTGATGCTGCCTTTGAGACCGTGCTTCTTGAGAATGGCCTTGACCTGGGGGGCGATTTGGGCCTTGCGTTCTTGACTAAAGTATGCCATGGTCGCTGCTCCTGTGTTGTTACGTTATGTAGCTATTATACGACCTGTGCACCAAAAAGTCAACCAGAATTTATTCTGCCATCTATGTTTTCTTCAACGCCCAACCCAGTTGACGAAAGTCGGTAGCAATTTCATCAGTGACTGCGCCCTCAGGAACAAATTTGTGTTGCTTCATGAATTTCTCCGCTGCTTCAGCATCATAGTCTGCTATGCCGCCCATGCCTGAACAATACCAGTCCATGTAATCACCTTCCTGTCTCATGTCAGACACTATGCCACCAGCATGGCGCCAGCTGCAACTCCAGGTCTGATCTTTCAATATCTCCAGGATCTCCAACTTCTGCCACTTGGTATTGCACAAGGCAGCATAGACGTTTTGTGCATAATCCTGACGTGTGCGGACTTTGGCCAGAACCCAATCAGTCGACAACAGATCCCACTCCAGATTATTTTTCCTAGACTCAGGATTAGCATATCGGTATTTACGAACATCCGATAGTTCACCATCAAACCAATCCAGATGACCATCAGTATCACACTCGGACTGACTGATATTTCCGTGTTTTCCGAGATTTTTTAATCGACCAACGATTTTATCCAGATCGAGCATTTGCAATATCGTCAGGAAAAAAGCAGTCCCAGGGCAACAAACAAACAAACCACTGCAATGGCCACCTGAAATGCGCTGACTTCTCGTTCAATCAATTCTTCGTAATGTTCCAAATCTTCCTGACGCTTTTGCTGAATCTTAATCATGTCCATTTGTGCCATCTCCTTTAGAGTTAAATTGCTGCTCACCTTGTACAACTTCTGCTGCTATCTGCTGTGCCGTGAATGGAAATAAATCAGGGAATACGGCGTGTATAAAACTACTTATACTGGCTATAAGAAATTTAAAACCCATGTTTGCAGCATAATAAAAATGCTGCCAGTAGCCAATTTTTCTTTCTCGTAAGTGTGTTAACATCATCGTCAATATGGTATTAGTTTACAAAATTTACAATTTTACTATATTTTTCAACCATTTTCTATGCAGTGCTTCCGATTCCATTAACGGAATATTCAAATCAAATGATTTATTTAAATCAGCCAATAAATGACTTATATTTTCGTTAAATAGCTGACTAATTTCAATTTCATATATATCTTGATCTTTAAAATCAAAAGTTTTCATGATATATTCTCGAGAATAAAAGATTTGAGTGTCAAATATTCCCCAAGCAAACATATCATTATCTATAGTTTTCCCAATCAATTTAGAAAGCCTAACCTTCAAAAAATTTCTAGACAATTCGGTACGAAATGTAAACACTATCATGCGTTTTTTTCGCATAGATTTGAACAACATCCCGTCATCATCAAAGCAATTTAAATAACTCAAATGCATTGGCCAAATACTTTTATTATAGTTGTTACCTATGAGAGATAAATTTTTTAGAAATTTTTCAGTTTTAAATATTTCAATAGATTTAGACAATGCCACATGTGCATCTTTTCTAGAAATGTTATCATATTCACTGTTAACAGCAACTATATAATCATTGTGGCTATCATAACCCACAGGGCAAAAACTACGATCTAAAGAAACCAAATTTCCAAAATGCTGCCCACCAGACCCCAATGGGTAACAAATAAAAAAGAAATCGTGATTATAAAAATCTAAATTCATTTTATATTATGCTCTGAGATTTTAAATTTTATCAATTATATTTTTAATAATGTGATTTTTTACGTCTCAAATCCCTCGCTGGGATCAAATTCATCAGGACGACTTTCGTGCCCCACATACCCACGGGGATTACATATGATACGAGTGTCGCCAATGGCATAATCAAATGGATCGTGAGTGTGTCCATGCACCCAATACTGAATTTGTGGATGATCCAGAATCAAACCACTGAGGTCGCTACGATATCCACCATTCAGATAAAGATCGTTGCGGTATGGGGGCGCAATGCTAAGATCGCTGGGAGCATGGTGTGTGATGACCACCACTTTTCGATCCTGATGCTCTTGCAGCTGACCTCGAAGCCAATCCTTGGTCTGCTGATGAATTTTGGCGGTATCGCGAGGATGCAATTTTCTATAACCACCGCCGTCCCAGGTGATAACTCGGTAATCATTCATACCGGACTTCAAAGTTTCCATGGTCACAGGACATCCACGATTACAGTCAGTCCACATGGTGGCACCCAAAAATACCACATCGTCGATGATGACAGTGTCTTGTTCCAGTAACTGAACCTTTTCCGGCAGACATGCCCTGAGCTCATTAGCGGTCCGATTGAATTTGCCGTGATAGTGTTCGTGATTGCCCATGACATACAGCACGTGTTGATACTTTGCACATTCTTCCCAGAAAAAACGTGCGGCGCGGTCCATGCGTTTGCCAGTTGAGCTATCATCCTGGTCCTGGTCGGGATTGTATTTGTGCTTGGACAAGGTACGACTTTCACAGGCATCGCCTGCAATAATCAGAACTTCCCCACCCGGCAGTTCCAGATCACCGAACTCCAAATGAAGATCTGAGATTAAATTAATTTTCATAATACCGGTATTTTAAATTGTCAGACAACAAAAGTCAAGTAAATATTTGAATATGACCATCATCATTCCCATAGTTCCCGAAACTAAAAAAGACACCACCAATATTGCTGCAGACCCCAACAGCAAAGACTGGGTCATGGTCAGATCCATGATGGACATGGCCAGAAAAAAACCTCAGGCCAATCTGGTACCCATAGAATTTCATGAAGTCACAAGAAAAACACGGCTGACATTAATTATGTTACCTGAATGGGGTGTGTACTTTCCACCCTATAATCTAAGCAGACTGGCTGGAGTGACCCGCGCTGCTGGTTACGAGACTAAAATCTATGACATCAATATCAAGGCCTGGCATGCTCTGAAAAAAACTGCGCCCATTGATTACTGGGACCCCAGCAGAGAATGGATGTGGCCCAGTGAATTTTACATGAAGGAAATTCACCCTTACCTGGAACCATTGCTAAACGAATACATTGAGAAAATTGTCAGCGAGCGGCCAGACGTCATAGGGTTTTGCCTGTATTACACTAATGAAATTGTCAGTAACTGGATGAGCATAAGGCTGCGCAAACTACTACCGGATGCAAAAATCATTGCTGGTGGTCCACAGGCTGGTAGTCCCAGCAGATTCACTGAAAAATTTTATGATCATCTGGTACAGGGTGAAGGCGAACAACTGCTGCTACAAATACTAGACAGTGTTGAAACTGGTGACACGATACCTGAGAAAATACTGGTTGCGCCCAAAACCAGATTAGATTTGGACAGTTTACCATTTCCAGATTATAGTACATACGATCTGGGCGAATACCAGATGCCCAATGGTATCAGTAGTGAATTAAGTCGTGGGTGTGTGGCCAAATGTGTATTTTGCACTGAAGTTCATTTCTGGAAATACCGTGGCAGAATGGCAGGAACTGTTTTAGACGAAATCGAACATCAATACCGATGTCATGGCATTGACTTTGTGTGGTTTATTGACAGTTTAGTCAATGGTAATTTAAAAGAACTCAGAGCGTTTGCATTGGGGGTGGTGGAACGCGGATTAAAGATACGCTGGCAGGGATATAGTCGTTGTGACGGTCGTATGGACCTGGATTATTTTAAGGATCTGGCTGCCAGCGGGTGCCACCAACTCAATTATGGAGTCGAGAGCGGCAGTCAGCGTGTGTTGGACGACATGAAAAAAGCTGTCAAAGTCGAAGCCATGGAAGCCAATCTCAGGGACGGCCACAATGTGGGCATACAAAATAGTACCAATTGGATCATTGGGTTCCCGTCTGAAGACTGTCAGGCTGTGGCTGATACCTTTACTTTTGCCTGGAGAGTTCGTAATTGGTTGTTGAACATCAGTCCAGGGATTACCATGATGCTGAGCCCAGGGTCGGAAGTAGTCATGGACGGTAAGAAATTTAACATCTGCGATTACAATTTCCAAGCTGCCTGGTGCACTCCCGAACTAAACAATACCAAATTACACCGAATGATCAGACAGAAATCTTTTCTGATGTTTCTACAGCACCTACATACCTCAGAAAAAGTTTTTGGTATAGATCGTCCGGATCTTTTAAAAATGTATGAATTGCATTATGACACCAAAAATATCAGAGCGACAATTGAATATGAACAATTTGATTATCAGATAATCAAACCCAACATCAATGTATTTGCAGACAGTGTGGTCAACGAAATCTGGCCCTTGTTGAGAAATTACTGGAGAGCTCTGGGTCCATATGACATAACGATCCGTTACGAACCCGAAGCCGACCTGCGCGAGTGGGGCAATCGGTTGGTCTGCAATTACCGAGCCACACACAAGTTCAGTATTGATGACACTGGTGCATGGACTGCAGATTTTCAATATGCGTTCGTTCAAGAACCCGACCAAAACTATAACAATTTTACCTGGCCTGACTATAGTTTCGAATTCAGTTGGCAGGGCTCAGGTCAGTGGTAGAGCCTGTGGTGATATTTCAAAAATCCAGCGTTCAAAAATATTATTTTCAGCGTAATCCAAAGTTATCCAGCAATAGCCACCGGCTCCCCAAAAAATGCCATAACTATTCTTGGCCAGAAACAATTTTTTATCCAGATCATAGCCCACTAGTACCATGGCATGATCTCCCTCGGACTCAGTGTTGTCGTCAGGTCTAGAAATTGTTGCATTGTTGGATCTCAGATCTTCAAATCCTGGGTATATACTCATGCCTATGACCACTGGCAGATTCTGATTGAGTGCATCCAGGGTGTCTGCGTTATCATTCAGTCTTTGATAATTGGTAATGGTCCTGGGTTTGGCTTCTTGATAGCAGGCATCTGTGGGCCGCACATTAACCAGAGCACGCTGATAGGGCCACAATTCTTCTTTACAAACACCATATTGCTGCAGGCTTTTTAATGCACTCCTCAGTGTGGTTATTCCTGAATCCGTTGTTTCTGAGCCTTCTAATAGTCTGGCATTGTAATAAACAAACAATCTGCTCAATTCAACAAACTGATCAGGATACTGCTGTTTCACCTGCAATTCATAACTGTTGGTAATGGCATTGCCCGAGCAACTGCCCAACAGATGCTGATCTTCTATCAGAGAATCCCAGGACCTAAGATCCACAGCATTTCTCAGAGTACTCCCTGATCGCCGATACACATGATCACGACCGTCGGGCTGACTCTGACCGATGGGAAACTCATTCAGCATTGCTGTTCCTGGATCCACGTATTTCTTCTATCTTTTTAAGCAAAGACGGCAGTATGCCTGTGGGTTCGGGTTCTGCCGCCTTGGCTTCTTTCATATAATCCATCAACTCCTGCACAGTTGGTGTAGGGGTAACCGGCTGTTTGGATTCTGGAGGACCATCTGGCTCAATAATTACTAAGGGTGCCAATGGGGGCACTGCTAGAACATCCACTGATTTTACCTCGCTCACCGGTGGCGCATTTTCCACAACTGGCACTGGTGTGTCTGCTACTGCAGGCGATTTTTCCACAAAATCCAGCAGAACCCGAGCACGAGCAATAATGTCATTTTCTGTGGGATATGGTGGGATCGGTGGATAAGCCAAGCGAATTCTGCGTGTTCGCCAGAGCTCGCTTGACTCAGTTAACCACTGATTATGCATTTCTGCTCTGCGATCAGTGTGTTCATTTATCACCAGTTCGCGGGCCATACGTAGTATTTCTAATGCCCTGGGGTCCAATGGTTCCATAATCGTCTCTTAGTACATTGTCTCAAATCTAAAAGTATTTCTCTGTATGAACCCCTTGGATATTATGTCTGCAAACCCGGAATTCCTTGCTGTGCCTGACACCAGTAGTTCGTACAGTCGGCCAAATGCTGTTTGATCAGACGACCAGTCTTTCTTAATCCTGGAGTTAATTTGATCAACGAGAGTTCCTGATACCTCACGCCACAAATCATTAAGCATAACCGAACTCCAATTTGAAAACACCGAATTTAATGATTTAGAATAATCCTCATAATGATTCCGTATGGTTGCCAGGGCATCGCCAAGATCCTTGCCTTCAGAAACCTTATCAATAAATGTCATGAACCCATCAATTAAGATTTTAAAGGAACTGGATAATTTATTTCCTTCGTCAGGGGAAATCAAGGTTCCAAATGTCCTACCGGTGGCCAATGGATAAAATTGATCAAATGCCTGTTTAATTGCAACCGATTCATCAATGTTGCCGCTGACCTTGGCAACAAGATAACTTCTCAGATACATCAAAATTTGGGTAGAATAAACTCTGGACGCTTCCCTGAATGCCACTGCAGATGGAGTGTTTTCAGGTGCAATGGAAGAAAACAAATCAGCACCAATGTGACGTGCAGTCATGGCAACATTGGCATTGCCACCACACTGATATGCAGCAATATTATCAAAATGTTCTTCAACTATGTTGTGTTGTATTTTTTTGTACATTTTCTTAAATCTCCTTGATCAGATATTTTTTAAACTGCTGCCAAACCAGTGGCAAAAATGTCAGCAAAACTGGAGTCTCCATTTTCCTGATTGACTGCCATGATACGATAGGCTCGGTTGCCAGCTGAATCAGCCTGAATTCTTTCATTTTTTTCCAGGTGGTCTGCCTGCAATATATACAGATCCAAGACCTGATTGATGATAGTGTTAACCGCACCGGCGGGCCAATGCGAACTCTTGCTGGACAAGAAGTTGGCCAGTTGATCCACATCGCCACGTAGTTTTGTTACATCAGCAGTGGTGTCTGACTTGCTCTTGATCTTGTCCACAATTCCCAGCAATGCCACTGACACAGTGGTAAGCGATTCAACAAATCTGGTGGTGTCTTGTGTGCTGAAGTATTTGCCAAATGTTTGTCCCAGGTCCTGAATGTCTGCAATCACGCGGGCAGTGGTATATTCTACTTCTTTGGGATTAACGAAAGTGCTGGTTATGAGATTGCGCACTCTCCAGCTGAACTCTGCCCATTTGGCTACGCTTTCTGCCTGCAATGGTGTCAATGCAGGATTGTAAGCAATTTTAGAACTTTTAATTTTGACATTGCCGGGAACCACTGCGGGGTGATCGTAATGTTCTTCTACAATATTGTGTGTGATTCGTTTGTACATTTTAAATTCTCCTTGTATTAAGTTGCACTCATATAAGTTACTGTGCCCACCAGAATGGTTCCAACTTTGACATTATCTATGACAAGATTGGTCAAACTCTGACCAGGGTTCTGCTGATACCACATGGTGGCCGAAGTGCTGGCAGATATAACAGTGCCGCCCAGATAATTGACATTTTTATCAAAGTCTTTGTAGTAGGAAATCAGAACCGATCCCACTGAACCAGTGTCAGTGATGCTGGTGAATGGCAGTCCGGTCAGTACTATTGGCTTATCAGAACCGCCTGTGATAGCAGTGATTCTATTGTCATCAGAACCACCTGTGATAGCAGTAATTCTAATGTCAAAAGTGCAGGTCACCAATTGACCCACCTTGGCATATCGGGCATTGCGTATACTGATGGTGATGCTGCCGGTGGGGCTGGGCACCAATGCAGGTGTCCAGACGCCAAAAGCATAACTGGGACCACCGCCACCGCCACCGGTGGCACTGATGGTGCCATCGGGAGTGACTGATATATTGGCACCAATCTTGACCACACCTAGGGTAGTGGTGGTGGCTATTTCAGCATCCAGCACCACAGGTGCTATGGCCTGCGTGGGTGGCAGGGGAGTCTGTTTCAATCCCTGTCCTGCTCGGGTCACTGCTGGTGGTCTGGTGTATGCCATGATTTTTCCTTAGACTGCGTTCCAGTTGGTGCCACGGAAGATCAGTGTCACGCTGCCATCAGTATCGGCAATGATGGCGTAACTGCTGGTGTTTTCGATGGTTTGAGCACCGTTGGGCACAATGGTGATGTTGCCAGTGTTGGTGACTTCACTCTTGATCACATAAGTGTTGCCGGCGCCGCCCACTGGCAAATTGATGGTCACTGCAGCGTTGGCTCTGACACCAATATAATAGTCGGATGCCAGGGCAGTGTAGGGACTGTCAGCCTGAGTGATCAACCGGGTGGTCACATTGGGGCTGGCTGATGCTGCTATGGTCAGACTGGGCGCAGCACCGGTGATGGTGATGTTTTCTCCGGCAGTCAGCGAGGTAATGACTCGATTGTTGTTGTCAAACAACTGACCACCTCGGATGTTGCCCAGTGCGGTTATGTCATTGATGACATTTATGGTGTTGCCCACAAACACATCAAAAGTAGATGAAATATTGCCAAATGTCACATTGGCAGTGGTGCTGATGTTCTGAGGTATATCAACAACACCAGTGGTGACACTGATGTTGGCTCCTACTTCTACTACGCCATACTTGGTTTTTGATGCCAGTGGTGAATTATATGCCATTTTCTGCTCCTAAATTAAATTATGCGCCAGGCGCCGCTGTTAAAAACCAAAGTCACACTGGCATATGCCACTGTAATCTGGTAGTTGTTGGAACCATTGATCTTTTCGCTGCCATTGGGCGAGATGGTGATTCTGCCCAGTCCAGGACCACGTTCATCGTTGATGGTATAGGTTCTGCCTGTGACACCAGCCGGCAATGATATGGTGATGTTATTGGTGCTGTTGACCCCAATATACTCGTCAGTGGCAGTGGCAGTGTAGTTGGCTGTGACAGTGGTGGTGTTGATGACAGTGGTACCAGTGGCACTGATGGTAAAAGTTGCTGTGGGGCCAGTGCTGGTTAAATTACTGATGCTGATGCCGGTGCCGGCTACCGGCATCACATTGCTGATGACTCTGAGGTTGCTGTCAAAAACCTTGGCTGCACTGACGTTGCCTGTGACAGTCAGCAAACCACCCACACTGAGATTGCCAGTGTCGGTGGCCCCTGCCACGGTGATGCTGTTAAATGTCACATTGGCAGTGGTGCTGACGCTTTGTGGAATAGACACCACACCGTTGCCATCCACATTGACGTTGTTGCCCACTACGATGACGCCGTAGTCGGTGGTGGTTGCTGGATTTGATAGGTAAGCCATGGATTATTTTCCTTTTAATTTAATTTCCAGAACAACTTTTTGTGTGTTAGTGTCTGATGTTTCGGTATTGTCAGTGTTGTCTGGAGTTTCCATCTCACCACCCACGATTTCATCGTAGTTTTTCATGTTTAACACATCGCCTTCTTCACTGAGGTCAATGAGATTTTCAGTGAGCTCGTGCAAGGCCATATCGGTTTTGGCATCTTCTTTGGCATATTCCAGCAGTCTGATCATCAGTGGCACTGTGACTTTGATGGCACTGTCGTCATCTGCCAGGGCACCACTGCCATGACCATTCATCATGCCGGCATGCTGCTGCCAGCCAGCACACCAGTAGCGTGGTTTGACTCGGGCCGACCATTTGTTACAGTAATATGATCTTAAATCAAAATGCTGACAATTACTGCAGAATTGGTTGGCAGGGGCATTGCCGTAGACTGCAGGCTGGTAACTGTCGGGCAGTGATGCTGGTATGGGTTGTCCGTTGGGGTAAACTCGGGGTCTGACGTACATGGTCTATTCCTTTATAATTGTATAATGGTGCATCTGGCACTGGTGGTCACTGGTCTGACCGGAGCCACTTGGGCAGGAGTAGTTAATAATCTCATGGCTGTGTCGGTGCTCTGCCAGGCCACTTGCATATTGTCTCCTGCATTAAGCGCCAGAGTAAAGTTCCAGCTGGCCACCAGAACCCCCAATCCCCCAGTAACAGAAATTTGAGAGTTGGTGTCTGGATAGTTGACACCGTTGCGCACCAACCAGATGTCTGCCAAATCGGTGCCGCCGTCGGTTTTATCCATCTGCAATACGAATTGAAAATTATAATTGGCAGTTTTACTCACAGTGATCTGCGTACCAGCCACCAGAGTGATGCCCACGTTAATGGCTGCGTTGTTGAAGCTGACAATATTCACAGCACCGGCCACAGGGTTGGTCTGTGTGACTGTGCTGTAAAAATATGCCTGATTCAGCAGCGCAATAGGTACCACACTGACTATCCCATCGCTGGAGATCAGGTTATTGCCCGGACGCATTACACCGTATTTGACATTTGATGTGATGGGCGCGTTATAGGACATTTTAGGTCACGTTCCATTCAGTGCCATTAAACACCACTGTGATGCTGCCATAGTCCAGGTTGATGACATAATTGGCCTGACCGTCAATGGTGGTACCAGCAGGCACCACGTTGATGTTGTTGGTGGTGGCATCACCGTCGATGTCCTTGATCACATAAACTTTACCAGTCACACTGACCGGCAAGTTCAGTGTGACTGGACCTGCCACATCCACGCCCAGAAAATATTGGGCACTGTTGGCAGTGAAGGGAGTGGTGCTGACTATGGTCACCGGAACATTGCTGGCCAGATTGCCAGCAGGACCAGGTGGTCCGGGAGGCCCTGGGGGACCAGCAGGTCCTGGTGGGCCAGGTGGCCCAACGCCACCACCCCCAATGTTGATGATGTCATTGCCTATGCCACCAAAATTACTGGTGGCAATCTGCGGGACTGCGGTGGGCACAACTGGGCGTCGGAATATTGCAGGACGTCTGCGAGCAGGCAGAAACAATGATAATGGTATCATGA